GCACCTCCTCCTGTAACATCTCCTTGTGGAAGACCTGTTACACTAAAATTTGAAAACCCAGTTGTACCACTAAAAGCAATACTACCAGCAGAATAAGTACCTCCTGTTACATAATAATTAGCATCGGTAGGTGTTGCCCATGATAATACACCACCACCATCGCTTATTAAATACTGTCCACTATTTCCATCTGTTGTAGGAAGTTCTAAAACATAAGCAGGGTCTGTACCCATATCATCAGGAGCACGTATAGAAACATATGCATTACCGTTTACACTCTTTTCATAAAGGTCAATCGTTCCTCGATTAGTACCACTTAATGCAATCTGGTCTCCAAATACCCTCATGTTGGGAACAGATTGAACTACAGTACTAGAGTCTGCAAGAGTAAGAGTAAAAAGTTTAGTAGCTGATGAATAAGCTAGTGCAGTAGGATATTTAGTTCCTGTACCTCCTCCTGCTAAATGTGAAAGGTCAACTTGAACAGAACCAAGTCCTCCATTACGAGATAATGTGAGAATATCAGTATCGTTATCTAAAGCTGCCCCAGTAACGTAATAATTAGGACTATCTGACGCTGTTGTTTCGATTTTGCGGTTGTTTGCATTCATTGCTAAACTGTTAAATAATTTATCGAACTTCGTCATTCTTTTACGACCTAATAAAAATGATTGGGGAGATTAAGGTTCTCCCCGTACCTTTTTATAATTAAAACTTATTCAGTCTAAGCTGCGCTAATTATAATTTGTCCAGCTTCAGGTCTGACGATTTTTAATCCATATCTCATAGACATGTATGAACCGACAATTCCGAATCCGGGATTTGCTTCTTCAACTGTTAGAGGACGTCTCTCGACATAAGCCATAGGTTTAGTACTCAAATCGAATATTCCCATTCTGGTTTGAGGAACCCATGCGTTTACAACGACATTCAATCCATAAAGTTGTCCTACCAATCCACCAGTAGAAAGCATTCGCCCGAATGGGTTTTCGCTTCCTGCGTCAGTCGGCATAACATTACCACCAGATACGGGGGTAGCTGCCATTGCTGAACTAAACACTGCGGTGAAATCAGCCATCTTCAACAGATTCTCATAATGAGCAGGGGACAAGAACAAGTGTGTTGCATTGTATCCGTGCTTTGACATACGAGTAATAGCTGAGGAAATATCTGTTAAAGATACAGCTCCTACGCCTGATACTGTGTCAGCATTATAACCGTCTGCTGCTTGTAAGATGGTTACACCTTGGTTTGCATAGTCGTCTAAACGTCCATCGAAAGTTGCTCCTGTACCGAAGAAACCGCCGTTTGGACAGTTTGTGAAGTTTGTGATTGCAGATTCTGCTGTGGAAGCATCAATATCAGAGTTGCTGACACCTGTTCCGAAATCAGCTGAACCCAAACCGAACATAACATTAATGACGTGTTGTGTCATATGTCTGTCTACGGCTCGGCGAGCTTCATTCAAAGCCATTTCTACTTCGTTGAATCTTGAATCTTCAATCATTCTGCGGGTAACACCTACTGCAAGACCCCACTCTTTAACTGCTACTCTCTCGGAGCGTAGTTTAGTGTGTTGGTATTGAGGAGTGTTTCCTTCATCTATTTGTTCCATCGCCATGGATGGTTTTGCGAAAGTAATATCAATATTACCGCCTGTATCAGTTGTCATTGGGTCTGCAAAGAATTGCATAACTGGAAGGTCTGTGACCTTGTAATCCATAATAGCATCTTTGTAGTCAATAAGAACTCTTTCACCGGAGCCGCCAGTGTTGGCGTATGAACCAGTGTTAAGGCTTGTTAGTATACCGGGTGTTGCATCGACCATTTAAATCACCTTATCCGGTTAGAACAGGCCGTAGGGCTGCTGCTCCTCCTGTATCGTTGCCTAACATAACTGCTACTCCTGCATCTGCTGTGGTTCCGGCCTTTAAGTCTCCGGCTGCTTCGACTTGTAACAAAGCACCGCTTGCGGCTGTGCCTGATACGTAAGCATTTAATACTACTCCTTTACCTGTAATAACTGAGCAGTTGTTTCCACTAGTTGCATCTGTAAAAGCGAATCCGATAACGTTAGTAGCCGCAGCTGTTGCTGGGTCTACGAAACCGTCTCCACTCATGATTACAGCATGTCCTCCTGATAGGTCGGCTCCAGCTGTAAAAGGAAGAATCCTTGCTGGTGCGCCACCGTCATTTACTAAAATTTCTGTTGCCATATTTATTCACCTCTATTCTCTAGGTAATAGTCTTTGTTCAATTTTATTTTTCCATCGACCATTTTCATACCGAACTTTCTTTCTGTTTCTGGTACTTCACCTTCATCAGCTGATTTACCTTTACCGAAAGACCTTTCGACATCGTTGCTTGGCTCTGGCATTGCTGCTAAAGCGTCGCTAAATCCAGTCAATCTGGATTCGTCCCATGCAGATAGTTCCTCTACACGAGCATCCTTTTTAGTTTCTTCGATAGTACCGAAGAGAACCTCTCTGGATATAATTGCTTCTACTGTTTCAACTTTTCGAGCTTCTGCTTCTTTAAGTAATCTGTCTTCTTCTGCTTTCTTGAAAGTTTCTAATTCTTTCATAGCTGCTTTGAATTCTGACTCGATTTCTTTTTTAGATGCAGACATTTCTTCAAGTTGTGTGCGTAATGAAGCGAACTCGCGTTCGACAATGCTTTCTGCGTCGGACTTTACAGTTGTTTCTTTTGTCTCTTCTGACATATTTACCTCTGTGTTTTCTGACTTACATCCACAATCTCCTTCTTGGCCACCACAACCACAGTCGTGGTCGTCTTCCGGTTCTTGTGAATCACATTTCGTTTCTATAGTACATTCCTTACAGACTGGGTCCATCTTTTCATTGTCAATGAAACTTACCTCTGTCGGACGAATTTTTGTAGCGAATGTATCGCCCATGACATCAATATCGTTTGAGAACCAATCAATACTAACATGCGTCATATCACCGTCCTTGACTTTATTCATTACCTCTTGACCGCGACCATATTTGTTAGATACTGTTGCCAGCATCTTAACAGCGGTCTTTCCATTATCCATCTTGATTAACTCAGGACTCGTTGCCATGCCGATTAAATCCTCAGTTGTTCTCTGATGGTCTACATAAATAGGAAGCTCACTAAAAGATTCTATATTATCTTTTAACATACCTCCTTCTATATAAACTTTATGTTGTTCTCCGTTATCCTCGTATTCATGAGGTCCGGATGTAATAGCGATAACTGGGAATGAGACAGAGTCGATTCCCTCATCACTGGAAAATGTTATATCGTCACCACTTCCCAATTCTAAAGCAAATGTCCTTTGAACTGGTTCAGTATGGCGACCCTCTGCAAATTCCCGCTCAACGCCATTTTCTTCAGCCCACATGCTACACATGCCAGCTGCTATTTCTTCAGGGTTATCAAAACCCCTTTTCTTCAGGTTTGCTTTTGTATTTATCATACATTTTTCAAATGTCATGCTCTATCTCCTGTTGCGTTTGCGGAGGGCTTGTTGCCCCTGTTTTGTGCTCTGGCAGATTCTTCTTTCTTATCTTGATTCTTCCCACCAGATATGTTTGCATTCTTATCACTTTGTTCTTGTTTGATTGGAGATGCCTTAATATCCTCAGAAGTTTCCATATCTAGTTCTGCAACTCCTTCAGGGTCAAGACCACGCTCTTCTCTAACTTCACCCGGCGATAATACACCTTCAGACAGATATATCATATCAGTCTTAGCTTTAGTGAATGCATCATTAACATTAATTTGCCTAAACTTAAATTTTGCTTCACCACTTTCTAATTGTGGCATCAGCTGGGAATTAAGTGCTCCTTCTACCATAGTCTGTAAATATCTGACGTATGGTTCAAATATGGGACGTGCTCTTTCGGGCTCAGTCCACATAGTTTTAGGAACTTTCAAAGCCATATGAATTTTATCAAGTATGTCATCTGTATATTTACCATACTCGAATGCTCTTTGTGTTCCTTGTAGTTCTTTAATTTGTATGTCGTTACCATGGATAATATCTTCACCGGGGGCCAATGAATTAAATGCGTCAACTATCTCATTGATTTTATCAGGACCATAAGGCATATCAGGTAATCCAGCACTTACATCAAACCTACTTGATGCATATTTATTAAGTGCAGCACCTATATCTCTTTCTGCATAGTCTTTTAAATCAACTAAATAAATTATAGGGTGTATGTCAGATAAACCATAAGCAAAATCATCGAAAGAATTATTATTGAGTTGGATTATCTCATCTTCTTCGAACCTGACGTTTTCTTCATCATCTCCTACTTTTTGATAATAGTACATAATTTGACCATGTTCATTCCTTTTAACAAACATGTTTTGACTGGAACGTAAGACTAAGTTGTCTCCTGTCCACTCTAAATATCCACTACCAAAAATTCTTGCATTTCTTAACCACCCATAAAGAATGTTTTCAAGATTAATATCTCTAAACATTTCTTCGAGTTCTTCACGGAGTTCGTCATCATCTGTTACTATATCAAAATTATCTTTAACAGCGTATAAACAAGGTAAATCAATCAAAGTTCTGATTATAGGGTCAGATAGATATATATTCATATATGTTCTATTTTTACCTATATGAGGTTCGTAATCTTTATTCTGACCGAAACCTCCAGTTCCTCTATTGATTTTGAGGCGTTGAATAACACCCTCACCGTAACTACGGGGGTCGTCTTCTTTGTACGAAGGGTTGCTCCCAACGGATGCAAACCTGCGTCTAACATTATCTATAAACGACATGGCTTTAAATAATTAATCTTAATGAGTATATAAAGTTTTTGTTACAATCCACGTAGAGGCTGCTTGTTTAGGGTTACTTTTCGTCGTGTTGTTGTAAAAAGTGGACCACTAGAGTGATTTTGTATACCTTTATTATGACTTTTATTAATTGGTCTAGAAACTATACTTTGACCAAAATTACCAGACATAGGTAACATGGTTAGAGTAGCATGTATAGCCATAGCAGAACTATCACAATAGTCGTCATGTCTTCCAGAAGGTGCTGCAATCTTTTCTGTCTTATTAGCTACATCCATAGTGTATTCTAAGTCTATATGTTCCTTTGTCCATTTATGAATCATCTTAGCTTCATCTCCCTTTAGTAGTTTTGGATTAGGTACTTTTACTCTTCCTTGTTGTATATACGATTGGAAATCTCGATACATTTGCGTTTTAGTGCCTTTAGGACCGCCGGTAAAAACGAAAGGAACGAAATGAACATTAGCATCTAAACACGCCAACCGTAAATCTTGCTCAACCGCACCACCAATACCTGTACAGTCAACAATGAGACGAGTAGCCCCAAGCTGAGTGGTAACATCCATAATACGTTGACGTTGGTATGGAATATCGTGTCCACCAGTTCTGGCATTAATTTCTTCAATGTAAATAAGTCGTGCAATATTTTCATCATCAGACTTTTCAAGGGACCATGCACTAATAACAGTAGAGTTAACAGATTTGCCAATGTCAACACCGACATTAATATTTGCTCCTCCCTTGTTTCCCCCATCCAGTCTATTAAGTTCGTAATTATCATAACATCCTCTGATTTTTTCTGGATTAAATACGTTCGCTACCGACTCTACAAACTCACATTCATATTCTGTCCTCCAGTAGATAGAATCTTCACCCCATTCCGTCATCTTATCTAACATTTCTTCTTCAGTATAAGGAGATGAATAAGCCTCTCCTTGTTTCACTGCGTCTCTCCATGTATAATGTAGTCTTTTAAAGGTATCTGCATACCCATCATCATACAAATATCTATACATATGGTTGTCTTTTGACTTTGGTGTACCTAAATTTATGAACGGGGCCTTATTTGAAACTATCGCCGGTTCTACGTTGTCTATAAATAGTTTATCGTCGATGAGAGGAGACTCATCAACTACTAAGAATGTAGGGTGTTGACCTCGTATAGCTTGTCCTTGGTTACTTGGCGCTAATGGAGCCCTCCTCATAATAGTGCCCCCCTTAAGTGTTATGTTGGGCTTATTATGAAACCTATAATTAGCTACTAACCCATTGAGAAATGAGTTATCTGCAAAGTGTCTGTATACATAATTAAAGATTAAAGCTGCTTGGTCTTCTGTAGGAGCCAGTATAAATACTAAATCTCTAAATCTATTGAAAAACATATATATAGTTACTGCTACTGACAAAGCGAAAGATTTACCACTACCACGTGGTGCTAGAATAGCTAGTTTAGTTTGTTTACCATCGTTTCTTTCCATTAAACATTCTAGTATGATGTCTTCTTGTAAAGGTCTTAATCTTAGTGGACGTTGTTTGCCATCGATAAGATAAGCAGAACAGAAAGCCTGAACTAGTTTCCTCATCTTTCCCTTATCTTGTCTACACTTTTTGAATATATTCTCTAAATGTCTTGAATCTAATCCACCTTTACCGGTCAGTATCGTCTTTAGGTGGCTTTGGTCTTTCATCATCTGCTAATTCCTCTAAAAATGTACCAAACGCTTCTGTATTTTTTTCGACAGTAGTAGGTACTTCTATGTTTAGTGCTCTGAATTCTGTATGTATGTCACGAACGATTGAATTTCGTTGGCGCAGGAGCTCTGTTCGAGCGTTAACATCCCGAATACATATAAGAATTTCCGACCACAATATATCTTCAAGAGCAAGATTGCGCGCCAGAAGACGGACAAGCTCTTTATGACGTTCATATTCTGCTTCTCCGACTCGCTGACGTAATCTTTGCTCGTATTTCTCTACGTTCAAAGTGATTTGCCTTCATCAAGGGCTGATTTAACTTTAGACTTGACTAATGCGGCAAGTTCGTCGTCTTTCTCATCCCATGCTGTGACTAATACATTTCGAACTAAAGAGTCTTTTACGTGCTTTTGTGCTGTAGCATCTAGCTTATCAAAAGCTTTCATCTGTGCTTTTGTCAAATTCTTATCTAACATGTCCATCAATTCAGCTTCGTTATTTTTAATATATTTAAAAACTAACTCTTTCACTGCCGGTACAGTATAAGCAGCATAAGCTCCTAAACCTAATACCAGTGCAGCTAAAGCTGCTAATAATGGGTCATCCATTAAAGCATCTAACATTCCAGATTCTTCTACAGTCTCAATGAGTGCAGTGATGTTACCATCGTCTGCTGTTTCATTGGTTGCTGTGTTATTACTTGTTTCATTCATATGTTGATATCTCCATATTGGGGACTCTCACAAGGCACTTGCGTAAAGTATCCTGTGAAGCCATGGCCCTACTGCGAGAGCCCATACATATTTAGAATGGCTACCTATATAAAGCTTACCACTTTACCCTGTTAGCCCAGTAAGCCGCAGACATCTTTCCCTTCTTAATATTCTTAGCGTGGCGCGCTTTAAAACTTTTTCTACGGGCTTTAGATTTCTTGTCTGTTTTCTTACCAGCAGTCGTAACTCCTTGTTGACCAAACCTAATGAGTTTAGTCTTACCACCTTCTTTAGCTACAACTACGTGTGACTTTTTAGGGTGGTTAGGGGTTCTTTTAGGCTTATTATAACCTGAGACTCCTGCTCGTGTTAATTTAGCATCTTTCTTTTTTTTAGGTGCCATTATTTCTTTTTCCTTTTGTATGTTCTCTTTTTAGCAGTCTTGGCTGCTCTTTTGAATTGTTTAGCTGTTGGGCGTCCTTTGGCTCCTTTCTTCTTCATCTTTTCGCCTGAACCTTTTTTAATGCGTTTACGTTTAGCATGTATGTTTGCATATAATCCTTTTTTAGCCATATATTACCTATTTGTATTTATTTTTAGTGTGTTGCTTTTTACCTATGTTTTTGTGATGTCTACTTCTTTCTTTTAGTTCTACTTCAGTAACATCTCTTATTTGCTTAACAGCAGTTTTCTTATCTATAGGTTTCTTTTCTAATGCATGAGTTTTACCTCCTGCATGACTGAAAACTTTAACTCCACTACCACTCTTTCTAATGGTTAGAGTTTTATCTATGTTTTCTTTTTTGTTCTTCTTGTAAGGTGTACTAGCCATCTAATCACCTATAGTGTGTTCCTTCGAGCACCTTTTGCATAGTTCTTATTATCCGCTACATAGTCGGCATTTGGTGTAGACATTACATCAGCTCCATCCATATAAATTGGTCTTTCTTCAGCAGTCTCGGTCTTTTTTACATCTTTGTAAGATGTGATAGGTTTTTTATAATTCATCTCATCTATCTGTGCCTTATCTGGCTTTGCGAAATCCAATTTCATATCGGGGTTGTTTCCGTGAAAATGCTCACCTTTTAATTGTGGGTCTTTTACCATAGTTATTCTTCCTCTGTTTTACAACAGCATTTCTCTAGTGCATTCAAACGCACTTCCATCTCTTGGACTTGTTCGTACAAGTCTCTTACTTCAAAGTCATTCACTTTTTCATCTCCATTTTATGTTCTTGTTCTTGAGCTTTTGATTCTATCATCTGGTGTTGTTTCTGAGCAGCGTCATTATAATCAATCACAGCTTGTGCTTTCACTTTATAAAATGCTGTTTTCTCAGCTTGTTCTTGTTTCCAAACATCTAAAGCATCTTTGATAATAAGAAGAGCAGGTCCTCCTAATATAGCAATCAAAGTTGTATATCCTTCAATTTGTTCGAGAACTGCGGCATCATTAAGTCCACTGTGTATAACAAACCCAGCAAACCCAACCCAGAGTAAAACCAAAGGTACAGCAATCATAAACATAAATATGTCATTAAATGTGACTCCTTCGCCTTTCTCTTTACTCATCTTTGGTTTCTCCTTTATTACTTCTTCTGGCACTACATTTCCTACCTTGCGTGATACTCCTCTTATTGCTTGGCGCGCAAAATTTATTAGTATCGCAATGGCGAATACTACTCCAATTGCGGCCATTATAGACGCAAGTGCTGTTAGTAGTAATAACCATTCTATCATTCATTCTTCCTCCAGTGTTATGTCAGTAACCCACCAAGAGGTTACATATTCATACGTTCCATTTCTTCCCCAATCTGCATAAAGACTAGTATAGATTGTATACCAACCAGTATAAGGTGAGGTAAAGTATTCTGGACCAGAACTCAACTTGTGTTCGTTGCCTTCCCATCCAGTAACATTAAAAAAGTAATTATTGTACATATAGCCATTCCATACTGTTTCATTATCTTCTACCTTTATATGACCTACGTCATACCATATCAGCACAGGTAGTGTATCTTGGTCACAGTTGGTGTCAATATCTACTGTAATATTTAAAGAGTTGTCTTCTCTAGAATAGTTTCCATATTGTAAACCATTATAATAATAAGTTTGATTAGAAGTACAATTGTATTCTTCATACTCACAACTTCCGTCATCTTCCTCAGCTCGGTCGTTATAGTTTTGTGCCTCTATATCCATACAACCATATACTGTTTCATTAGTTTGTGTCTGGTTTCCTGTTCCATTGTCTATAGGTCCACCAAGGAACTGACATCTACCATTATCATGTGTAGCTTGTGGATTATAATTATCCGCATCAGGATTAGTACAACCATACACAACAGGAGGAGGGAATATACAACTGCCATTATCGAAAGTAGCTTTAGGATTAAAATTAACAGCTGAAACGTCCATACATCCACCCATTGTAATAGGCTCTTCCTCTCCTCCAAAAATGTCTTGTAATACGGCGATGTCTACGGTTCCACTACCAAACATTGCTAAAATCAAAACTGTTAATATAGAACCTAATTTTTTACCTAATTGAGTTTCTCCAAGTTTATCTCCAGCTTTACCAATGGTCTCAAAGAGACCCTCTTCTTCTTCATCTGGTCTTCTACCTCCTATCCCTAATGCTTCACGTTCTTCATCAGAGATTACAGAGATAGCTCCATAATCATCGCGCGCCATGTATTTATTTACATGACGCTAGTATTTAAAGATTGCTCCTAATCAAAGTCAGGAAACTGTGATTGAGTCTCGACATCTAAATCTTTCTTTAATGAAGCATCGATGTCTGAGTAATTCTCTTTTTTACGTTTCTTATACTTGGGTTCCCATTTAGGTACTTCTGCATCACATGGTCCACCATTACTCTTATGAAATGAACACCACTTACAAAGATTCTGAGGTACTTGTTCGTAACGGTCTTCATATTCTTCTCTTTCTTTTATACAATCATGTACAAATTTTATTAAGTCTCGAGCTTCATCAAGTTCGGACTGTGTAATCTTAACAAAGAATGTATCATCAAAGCGTAGATAGTTAACACCTACAAAGTTAGGCATCTCACCCATCTCTAAGGTATATAAAAATGCGTAGATAATTAATTGACGGTAGTATTCTTCTGGTAGGTATGGTCCATATCTTTTAGATGTTTTATAATCAAGAAGAGTAGTTCCACCATCAAAATCATTACATACTACATCAATAACTCCAACAATAGCATACTCTTTAGACTTAACCCATTTCTCTGCATACTTGGGTGCTACAGCATTCCATGCTTGTTGCTTGTTTCTATATATCTTCCACTCAACCATCTCAGTTAATTTCTTGTCGACGGAGTCGACGAAATTTTGTAACAGTGCTTCTGTTTCTTTATACATAGCATCCATCTCCTCTGAAGTATGTACTTCCCACAACCATTTATGTTTACCTATCTTTGCTTCCCATCCATCTTCAAACTGACCTTGTACCCATAATTTAGGAATTCCTTTTTCCCATTGGAACAAAGTCTTGTATTGTTTCTTAAATAGGTCTTCTAATATCTGATGTACTAACGTACCACGGAATAAATGTATAGTCTTTTTCTCAGGAAGCTTAGCTATATACTTGTAATAGAATTCGCGGGGACACTTCTTATAGGTATTGATTTTAGAGGGACTAAGCCTCATATGGCTAGCACTCCATGTCTCCTCACTCATTGTCACACAACTCCGTATTCTTAGCAATAGGCTCCATTTCGTCTCCGGGGTCAGAAACGAACACCTTAACTTCTACATCCTTCTCTAGCTCTAAGCTCCATGGAGGCACGTACCCTGTATCGCAATCACAGTTATGCCACCCATGTTCACAAGTACAGCTAGTCCATAATGTGGTCTTGCTGCCGCCATGCTCCCGCGCAATTTTGAGTAGGATTAAATATCCAATGAGGTCATCAAGTGTGTCCTCTGTTTTATCATCAAGTCCCACGTTT